AAAAAAATGCAATTTTGTGAAAGTTTTTTTTCTGCAAAAAACAATTTTTTTTGTTGCGTTCTGCGGGGAATCTGTTATCTTACTTACATGACTGAGACAACCACCACCACCCGCCCCCGCTTAAACACCCTTGTCGAATTCACCTACTGCGGAATGAATTTGACGGGAAGCGTCACCGACCGCGACACTCTCGATGGCGCGTTCGTCATCATTTACCGCGACCCATACTGCGGCGATGTCGATACCGTTGCATCCAACAAAGTCGAAAACTTGAAAATTTTCCACGGAAAATGAAAAGTTTTCTTGTGTTTCCCTCAAAATCAATTATCTTTCTTTCATGTCTACCACATCACTCGTCATCGCCATCGACAACCTCCGCAAGCAACTTGAACTCTGCGAAGAATTTTCAGACTGGGAAGGTTGCGAAAGAATCGAAGAAGAAATTTCTTCTCTTGAAGCAATACTTGAAGAAAAGAATTTGACAGAAGCATAAAAAAATCTTACTCTTTCTCCCGCCATGAAAAACGCAATACTCGAAAGCCTCTTCCTTCTTTCCTGCTCCATCCTTTGCGGCTCTGGACTTTTCCTCATTGAATGCCCTGCTTGGTTGCAAAATAGTTTCCTTGTGATGATGGTTGTCCCAAGCCTCTGGTTCATTCCTAAAAGAATTTTCATCGAAATGAAAAAATAAGTTGATAATCTCGAAAAAAAATCTTACTCTTTCCCCGCCATGACCACCATCCAAAGAACATCACACAGCAACACCTACAAAACCTCACTCTTTGACTTGAGCATCCCAAAGAGAAAAAGAAAAAGACCTATGATCTGTTTCACGAATCACGAAATGGCTGTTGCCATGTTCATCGATAGAAGTGAAGCGGCAGATGTCCTGCAAAGAAAATTCAAAACTCTTTTTGACAGACACGCTCAACGCGCACAACTTTCCAAAAAACAAATACAGATGCTTTGAGTTTCGGGCGCTCGTTAAACTGCTCTAGAGAGCTGAGTATCTCTAAAAACTACTCACCACTTTAGCCCCCGAAGTATTGGCCCGTCAGACACTAGTGCCGAACGAAGCGCGAATAGTTTGGCAGATAGACTGAGAGACTAGGTTCGACTCCTAGCGGGGGACACCTTTTCAACTACACACTAAAAAATGAAAGAAGAACTAGAACTACAAAAAGCCTACCAACTAGGATTCTATGATGGGTTTACTGTTGGAGTCGAAGACAATACTTTTGATGACGACATGGATCGCCACTTGTATCGTTTAGGATACGATGCTGGCGTGGCTGAATACTGCTGGGAGAAATTGCCAGAAGAAAAAGCTTGACCCTCTCTAACTCGTTGAAAACCAGCGAGTTACGGGGCGCGGCCCTGCCGCCAGCCGTAACTACTTAAAACTCAACGACTTACGCCATGTCAAGCGAAAAATAAGAAAAAAAATAAATAAAAATCTAAAGTTTTTCTTGCGTTCCTGCGTCCATCTGTTAACTTTCTCTCATGTCCGACACCTACCACGCCACCGAAGTTTCCCCCGAAGAATACGCCGCCGCTCTCGCGGAAGCCGCCGAACTCGCCCTCGCGGACTACCACGCGCACCTCGACCAACTTGAGGCCCAGCACCAGCCCGACGATTCAGATTGGAACTACTACCCCGAAGACGACTACAACGAATACACAATGGGTCACCAAGAATAAAAATTCTTTTTTTTCTTGCGCTTTCTCTAACTCTAACTATTCTTTTCTTATGTACAAATTCACTCGCACCGATTACTGCCACACCGCGCCCTCGCTAGGCGGCGGGAGTGGAGTCGCTACCACCGCCTGTTTCTCGCGCTCGCCCAAGTTGGCGACCTCCATGTGCGGGGAGATCGTCTACAACGAGGTTGGCGATTGCGCGTGTCCACAGCTCACATTCGTGCGGCTGGAGCGCGATGGCATTCTGATTTTCGAGGGTTGGGAAGATTGATCCTCGCGTAACTCATTGAAAACAAGCGAGTTACGGCTCGCGGCCCCCCGCCAGCCCGTAAGTCATTCAAAATCAATCACTTACAGCCGCGCCTGTATACTATTAGCTATTAACTGATTTGCTATTTACTATTTTGCTATTTGCTACTGTTGATTTGTCAATAACAAAATTGCAGTTTGATTTGTCAAGAAGAAAATTGCAGTTTATTCTGAAAATAAAATTTGACACCTCGCGTCTTTGTGTTAAGTTTCCCCCATGCAACTAATTAACCACATCCTGTCACTATTCACACGCGACCGCAAATCAATTTACGGATCGCGCATCTTTGAACAACAATCTTGGCTTGATAAGCAAGTGCAAGAATCACAATGGAAGCGCAGATTTCTTGTTGACTAACCCCAAAAATAATACACACTACTGCCATGCAAACAACCACACTTGAACAACTACACGAAGAACTTGGTGACGCTTATGCTGTCGATCTAAACGATACGCTTTACTTTATCGGGTATGATGATGAAGGCCCATTTGTTGCCGACAATCATGGCGATGACTATGTTTCACTTGCCAAAGTCGATGGCGACATTGAGGTTTTGGAATATGGTTTTTTCTTTTATGTTAATACAAGACCTATCACATTGAAACCTCTTGTTTTGCTTTCAAAAACCTATTGACTAACCCCGAAAATCTATCACACTAAAGCCATGAAAGTTGACTACAAAATCACCACTTGGGAAAGATTCGACATTGACGATGAACACAAGGATGCTCTCATGGCATTCTTAAAAGAAAATCCAAAAGCAACTGCTATGGACATCTTTGACTGGTCATTAGAACTAGGCGTAGATCCTTATGTTGAAAGAATTGAAGGAAGTGATGAAGAAATGACTCCCAAAGAAAATGATGGATACTCTACACTTGAAATTTCTACGGATGACTTCAAAGAAGTTTTATTCTCTAATCAAATTGTTGTTGACAACCCCAACCACTAACCTACACTATCCCCATGCCTAACTGGAACGAAAACAAATTGTCGATCATGGATTGCTCTCCAGAATTGGAAAGCTATCTAAAAGAAAATGGTCTTTCTTTTGAGAAGATCAAACCGACCCCGCCCGAAATGCTTGGTGTCGGAAATAATTCGTGGTATGGGTGGCGCGTGAGTAATTGGGGGACAAAATGGGATTTAACCGAACAAGAGCAACGCGAAGTTGCCGACCAACTCATTTCTGAAAGCGCAGACTTTCAAGCAACCTTTATGACTCCTTGGAGTCCACCACTTCAAGCCATTGCCGCTTTGTCTGAAATGTTTCCAAACGATCAATTCACGCTGGACTACTTTGAAAGCGGTTGCTGGTTTGCTGGGACTGCCGTCATCTCCAAGGGTGAAATTGACGACAACCAAGTCGATGATGCTGATGTCACGGAGTTTGCAAAAGAAAACTTTAACTTTGTCGAATACGACGAGGACGAAGAAATTCCTGCTGATGTCTAAAAAATAGTTGACATAGGGGGCGAAAGCCCCCAAACTTTCCCCGCATGAAAGTCACCCACCAAGAAGCCGAACAATACATCCGCTTGACATTGCGCCAGCATAAAATGACGCATATTCCAATCCATTGGACAAACACAAAAAGAAGATTGGGTTGCTATCGCGTAGAGGAAAAAAGAATTGAGCTTTCAAATCAAATCCTGCAAAGCTTTAAGCTTTTTTCTGAAGTTTTTTTGCATGAGCTTGCACACGCTCTTGACATAACCGAAAGAACAAAATTCTTTGGCACACACAAGAAAAATGGCCGCAATGACTTTCATGGCGAGAATTGGAAAAAATGGTGCTTGACACTCCGCATTCCTGCCCGTAGATTCATCCCAACAAACTAACCCCAAAACAAAAACAACATGACCACAATAGAAGAACTGCTAAACACAATTGAACAGCTCAAAGACATTGCCCAACAAGCATTAGAGCTTGCAGAAGCATATTCTGGCGGCGAAAGTGAAGTCGAGGAAGAACTCCGCGAGAATCTTAAAATCATTCTTGACAACCATCACGCCAACGACTAACCTACAGCTATGGACGATCTAATAGAAAAAGCAATCAAACAAATCGAAGAAGACTTGTCTTGGGGCGATAGAACTGCAATAGCCGCACTCTTATCTTTTGTTCCAGAAGAAAATCTTTTAGACTTTCTGGCGCAATAAAATATGTTGACAAACAATCCCAAAACGACTAACCTCACGCCATGCAAGACTACATCCACATCGACACCAACAATCCTCTCCACGCACAAGCATACTTGCTTGCCGCAGGACACTTTCTTTCTAAATGGCCCCAAGACTGGAGTGCCGAAAGACTCGCTCTTGCTTTGCTCGCTGATGAATACAGCGTAGACAATCAACAAGAAGACCAAAAACAAATCGAAGTCTGGGAGGTGATTGCAAAGATGGAAATGCACCCAATGGATGATGCCAGTCCTTTTGTCTTTGTTGAAGAACTAATCAACAACCTCGCGGAAGACTTTGTTGGTTTTCACATCAAACATTCCAAACAATGAAACATCTTGTTTTCATCATTCACAATGGACACATTGCATATCGCATGGACAATCAGCATGGCACTCATCCTGTTTCTCGCTGCCAATCGCAAAAAGTAATTGACTTCCTCATCAAAATGATTCAACCTACCTCTCACGAAGTAATAAAAGCATGAACACTACAATCACACCGAACAGACTAACCCTTAAACTCCACACCGACTCTGGACATGGATGGCTTGAAGTCCCCAAGAAAGAAGTCGAAGCCCTTGGAGTTAAGTTGAGCCGATACAGCTACCAAGACAAATCAAACTTCTACCTTGAAGAAGACTGCGACTTGAGGGCGTTTCTTAAAGCCTACCAAAACAAATTCGGCGGCTCACCAACAATCGACTTTGTGCATCAAGTAGTGGGTGATCATCCAATCAGAAGTTTTGCAAGGGTGGGTTGACATAACGGGAAGGGGTCGCAAAGTGCGATCCCTTCCTAACTCGTTGGAAATGAGGCAGTTACGGGCTGGAGGGGGGCCGCGCCCCGTAACTCGTTGAAAACAAACGAGTTACGCATCTACGAGACTCATAGTAGTTCGCACCTGTCAAGAAAAAAAATGCGATTCGCTCAAAAAATAAAAGCACAAAAACAATGAAAAATGTGTGGACAAACTCGCTGGTTTTGCTATCTTTCCTTTGTCGCCGCTGATGGCGCAACAACTCCAACCACTAGAAAAAAAACAACATGTCATTGATCATCGCAAAAAACAAAGTGAACGCCGAACAACTCATGGGCGTTGAGACTCCCGAAGCCGCTGACCGCTTCCAACCCATCCCGCATTTCTCGCTTGTCGAAATGACTCGTGAGGCAATCGGACGCGCAGGGCTTGAAGTGTCGCTGGAAGAACATTCGCTCGCTCGTGGCGGTCAACGCTACTTTGGCGGGTTTGCTCTCAAGGGCGCAGACATCACTGGTTCTGATCGCCAAATCGTGCTTGGTCTACGCAACGCACACGACAAGTCCTTTGCCGCAAGCATTTGCGTGGGGAATCGAATGATGGTTTGTGAGAATCTTTGCTTCTCGTCCGACATCAAGTTGGCTCGCCGCCACACCACGAACATCCTTGCTGACTTGCCTCGCGTTCTTTCCGATGCAGTCGCTCGCGTTGTCTCGCATTGGGCAGACATGGGCAAGCGCATCGAGCTTTACAAGGAAACCGAAATCTCGCGTGATCGTGCCGCTGACTTGCTCATCGACCTTGTGGATGTGAAAGCGTTCCCCGCTCGTGACATTTACGCCGCCGTGCAAGAGTTCCGCAACCCTCGCCATGACGAGTTCAAGGGCGGCACACTCTGGACGCTTTACAACTCCATCACCGAAAACCTCAAGGGCGGTGATCTGTCCAAGTTGCCGTTTCGCACGATGACTGCTCAATCGGTCTTTGACCGCATCGCTGGGCATCGCCCGACAATCGAAGCGGAAATTGATCTTGCCGATGCAGGTGAGGAAATGGAAACGCTCGTTGTCGTTGGAGCGTAAGCGTAAAGCAAACGAACCCTCGCCCGAAAGGGCGGGGGTTTTTTTCTGAAAAAAAATGAATTTTTTTCTTGACAGTTACGGGCGGCGGGGGGGCCGCGCCCCGTAACTCGTTCAAAATCAATGACTTATGAATGGTAGACAAAATACTCACACGCATCTTGTCAAGCAAAAAAATAAAAAAAATATACAAAAAAATCTCTTGCCATAGCTGCCTCCGATGCTATGCTTTGGCCATGTCACTACTCAACACAGGAAACGCCAAGACACGCAAGGGAGAGAAGAAAGGTTTTATCACCTATGGTTTGCACCTTGCACCCGCTAACCTTTCGGGGTTTAATGTATGCAAAGACGCAAGCAAAGGTTGCGCCGCCGCTTGTCTCAACACCGCAGGGCGTGGGGCAATGTCTTCCGTCCAACGCGCACGAATCGCAAAAACTCTTTTGTTCTTTCACGACAAGCAAGCCTTCCTCGCCAACCTTTGGAAAGAAGTTGCCAAGTCGATGAAGTCTGCAACCAAGAAAGGCATGACACCTTGCTTCCGCTTGAACCTCACAAGCGACTTACCTTGGGAGAAAATCAAATTCAACGGGCAAAGTGTTTTCGCCGCTTTCCCAAGTGTGCAGTTTTACGACTACACGAAAAGCGCGGAGCGCATGACCAGCTTTGTCAATGGTGAGATGCCAAGCAACTATCACCTTACCTTTTCACGCTCCGAAACTAACGGCGCAATCTCCCTCGCTTTCCTTCGTTCGGGTGGCAATGTCGCAATGGTTTTCCGCAAGTCTTTGCCGAATGAATACTATGGTCACGCAGTAATTGATGGTGACGAAACCGATCTTCGCTTTCTCGATGGCAAGGGAAAAATTGTCGGCCTCAAGGAAAAAGGTCTTGCCAAGAAAGACGAAACGGGCTTTGTTCTTGAACCCGCATGAGCATAGAAATTCTTTTAGCCTTGACAATCGCCCTCTTTCTGATAGCTTGTCGCAGTCGATGAACATCTTTCGCACAATACTAGAAACGGATCTTGGTCAATTCCTCGTGGACGCAATCCACGAGGAAAACAAGGTGCAAGTGATGCGTGTGCATGAAGTGGATACGCAAGGCATGGTTGGCGTTCGCATTCCAATGCATCAAGAAATGTTGGGAGAACTTAAACAAAAAATCGAAAAAGTCTTGACAGAGTGACATCAAGTCTCGTTTCGTAACTCGTTGAAAATCAAGGGGTTACGGGGCGCGGCCCCACCCTCAGCCGTAACTCTCTCAAAACCAATGACTTGCAACCAAATAAAAAAGAATAAAAAATAGTTGACAGTCTTAATCTTTCTGTTAGCTTTCTTACATGGACGCACGACAACACATCATCCACGAAGCTATAGAAGAACAGAAACAAATCTTCGGCATGGAGAATCCTGATAAGCAATGGATCTTGACAAGCTGGGACTCATGGGAAAAGAATCCTTACTACTCTGGGCCAGATCAAAGGCATCCAGAAGATGATAGCGAATATCGTTAAAAAATAGTTGACATATCTGCTCTCCCTGCTAGACTTCTCTCAAGTAAAAGTACAAAGAATATCGACAGACGGCTCGCCGCTCGCCCGATAAGAGCGGCAACTCCATCCCCATGAAAACTACCAACAAAAAAGTTCGCGTTTACTTTAATCTCCACAAGAAACTCTTCTCTGTCCAGGAAAAGGTTGACGGCAGATGGAAGGTTGTTAATCACACAAACACAATCTTTCTTCATAATGTTTCATTCAAGGTGAGTGAAGCAGGAAGGCAGAGAGTGCTGCGTGAAAAGAAAAAGAATGTTCACGCTTTCATTGAAGGTGAACGACTTCCTTTCATCCCTAGCTCTTTCACATACGAGAGCGTTGTTTCTTACAACCCATACAAGAACCCAACCTTTACCGTTTCAAACTACTACAACAAACCTATTGACAAAGCCAAGTATGTTGGTATTGTTGACGGCAGAGTCCGCGCACTTTACACCCAATACAAAGGAGAACCAGTATGAGTTTCAAGGTCGCAGTTTGCGACCTTATAACACATTGAGTTTCAATAAGTTACGGGGCGCAGCCCCCCTCTCACCCGTAACTCCCTCATCCTCAATCACTTACAATACCGTCGAATTCCACGGGTTTATTAAGCTTATTATTATTTGCTATTTTGTTATTTGGCAGTTTATTATTTAGCGGTTACTTATTGCTATTTGGGTTAGTATATATAACACACAAAAGAAAACTATCCAAAATCCTGTATTTACTTTTTCCTCTTTCATATTTAGTATTCGAATGCTTCTAGTCCTCTATGATCTATTTCATTGACTACTGCTTGTATACGGAGCATGTGAGAATAGTTATATGATCCATCTTCGTATATTATGTTATTAAGTATTTCGTATTCCTTAATAAGATCGTTATTTGACATTAGTTGTATTGGCATATTATTTAGGGTTATTTAAATTCTACTTCGATCTCACACCCTGTATCTGTTTGGGTTTGTCCTTCTAAAACAAGATAGATTGCGGCATGATATTTATCTTCATCCGCATCGTAGAAAAAGTTTAAATCAACAAATTCAGTAATTGAATGCCACTCATCTTCTTCATAGGCGCGTTTCATTGTATAAGTACCCTCGTTGGTATCGAGGATAAGATCTTCTTCTGTTACAATTAGTTTCATAGGTTTTTATATTTACGGAGAAGTTGTTCGTCTGTCATGCGAGTAATCAAGAATGTCTGGTGGAAAGTAACTGGGATACCGCTACACTCACCATCATCATGGAACAAGGTGTCGCCATTATAGAGATCAAAATCTGCGCCCCAATGATGTCCATCAATTACTACTGGCGCGAATTTCTCGCCATCAATGTTGGACATGATATTATGCTCAACTACGACTCGTCTTTTTGGTTTAAGGAATGTAAACATGTTATTTATTTATTATTAGATTGGTAGGCCGTGATGGAATCGAACCATCGACTAAAAATTAGAAGTTTCTTGTTATATCCACTTAACTAACAGCCCAAAATTATTAGAAGTTTTTAAAGTTATGATCTGGACAGATCTCTTTGATTTGTTTATGAAGGAGGCGTTGAAACTCTAGGAACTTATCTGTCAACTCCCAAAGATTATCTTTGCCAAGTTTTTCATAAGCAATATTAACTTCATTGATTAGTTCATGACCACAGGAATCAAGAACAGATTCCATGTCTTCAAAGTGTGGGGCAAGTATTTTCATATATTCTTTTATATTACTCTTCTTCTTGTTCATCTTGATGTGCGCCGAGCATGTACTCTTGGTTGCGGTTACTGATTTTTTGCATGAAGTTCTCATAGGTGACTTGAGAATCCATAATTAGTTTTGCGCGTTTAATGGCGCGACGAGTGAATTGCATCACATTACCTTTGGCACGACTACCAGTACCCTTGTTTCGGGAAAAGTGTTCATCCCAAACACAGAAATATTCTTTTACGATTAGAAACTTCTTGAATGCCTCAAAGCTAGGCATGTACAGCAAATGGTTAAACAAACAATCGTTATGATTTGATCCATATATATTTTCGGCTAGTGTGGCATCTTGAAGTGCGAGTTGCTTGTCACCGCAGATGCCGATTGCGATGCCAAGACCGTTGGTTGATATAATGTATTGTAGGGGATTCATGCTAGTGTTTTTTTCTTGGAGGAGTATGCTGTCCAGATTCGAAGGTCGAGATCTGCAATAGAGATATCATTTTTCTTGGCAATGTCAATGAACATTTTCTCAAACTTCAAATATTTTTCACCAGACGGTGTAGTCTTTGGTGCTTGTATACCGTTGTCACGCATCCAATGGAGGATGTGGGTGTCAAGTACTGCAATCTCTTGATTTGGTCTAGAGTGCAACAAAAAGAATCGTGCGGTCTTAGGCCCAATACCTTTTACGGATTCAAGTTCTTGTACCGTCACAGAACTCAGTCTATCCTTGAATTGAAGGATACCAGTAAAAGCAGAAAACAATCTATTATATTGCCCCAGTTTATGGTTCTTCATACAATGCATTAAAGGGTCTGTAGAAGAAATCTTATTTTCTTTTATCTTGACCAAATTAGCAATCCAGTCTAGAGGAGAGATAAGACCCATTGTTGCAAAAAGAAAGGAGTCTAACTTCTTTGCGGTTTGCTGTGAGTTCTTACCTGCCACCATAATAGAGAACAGAAGGAATTCTTCTAACTCTGCTTCAGTGCGGTTGTAGTTTGTGATTGAGGTTGGAGTAATCATGTGGGGAAAGAGTATGAGTGTGAACCGATATTGTCAACAGGAAAAGTTGGGGAGGAGGAAAAAATTCCCCCTCCCCGTTTCCCCATCACACACACGCCAGCACTTTCGTCCCCTCTGGCGTAATCTTTCTTGTACCCTCAATTTTGATGAGGGCTTTACGAAGCAAATAAGTTTCTGCGTCTCGCTGAATAGCAGTCCTTGACAAACCAGTTGCCGCACTCAACATTCCCAAGGTGCAATCACCACGAGTCTTGAGAGTGTGTAGGATCTCGATCTCGGTATTGGTAAGACCATAAGCCTTGATACCAACTAGATCGCACAATTCATTCCATTGTTTTGCACCGAAGTTCTTGGTGTTCCTGCTCTCACAGTACATCTCAATTTCTTTTGCGCGTTTAACTGCACTACGAGCATTGCCACGAAGAGTTCTGGAAATGTCATCTACGATATTGTCTTGGAAGTTGACCCAATCCAAACGACCCTTGAGGATCTTACCCAACTCATTTGCTTCGTATGGTTTGAAGTCGATGATGGTAAGACGATCCTTAAACGGAGGGAATAGTTTATCCAACTCAGTAGTCGCAAAGATATAAGTTTGCTTTTCGAAGTTGAATTCAAATGTATTCTCGCGCCATTCGAAGCGTTTGGATTTTGCGCTCTCCACATTGAATACCGTAAGGAATGCCATAACAAGATCCTTGGGCAATGCGTGAGCCTCATCAAACAAAATCGTCAATTCGTTATCCATGATAACAGGCATGAAGATCTGCTCAAAGAATTGGGCATTGTTCTTAATTGTAGAACAGTTAATCTCAAGCAATGGTTTCTTCAGTTGCTTGGCATACTGCTTTGCGAATTCTGTCTTTCCCAAACCCTTTGCTCCATTGAACATAAGGAAGGGACTGGTTCCAGTTGCCTTGTGGGACTCGGCATAGAACTGGAGTTGTTTTTTAATGTGGTCTTGACCGATGAGGGAGTCAAACATTTTGTTTTGTGTGTTAGGGATTAGTCTTCAAACGAGGTGATTGCGAATTCAATCTTTTCCTCTGGTGCTACAGGTTCTTCTGCGGCGGCGAGTTGAATCTTAGCGGAACTCTCCACGATGTCAACATTTTTTTCGCGCAACCATACTTTAGATACAGGCACGATACCATCAGCGCCAACGATAGAAATCAGATCTGCAAGCTTGAGCTTGGCAAATGAATTACTACCTTTGGGTCTGCCTCTTTGTTTTGTTTGCTTTTGCATGGGGGCATTATACAGCAATCAGAACACGAGTCAACACTTTTTTATCAAAAAAAATCGGAGCTGAAAAAAGAAATAAAATCGTGAGATTAAATGAGAATCCGCGAAAAGTATTTAAAATAATTTAAAATTACTCAATCTCCCGATTAACCATACCGAATAAAAGCAAATGATTTTTTGGGACAGCGGAACCTCCTCTGGTGCTGATATACAGTCCACGGAAACACAGAATAAAAAGAATGCTACTAGATATAAAAGCACCAAAATCATACGTTGTTTATTTGAATAAAGATCTCTCATTATTTGGGATTTATTTATTTGCAGTTAAGTCATTCACAATTTTTGTTTATTTAGTGGAAAATCATTCGCAGTTAGTGTAATATGTATTGTTACTGATTAGGTTTTCAGAATAATAAAAACCAATTACATACTAGTGTTTATTTGTTATTTAGCCATTAGTAGTTCACAGTTAGGATTGCAGAACAGGTGGAAACCCTGAGTAAATGGATCATAGAGATCGCGCTAATGTCCCGCAACTTAGAACTAAACTAAAAGCAAAGATAATAAAAAGCATTATTTCGCAAGCCCTCTTTTATATTGGGCTATTTTTGTTTTTGTTTTTCCATCCTTTCTATGTGTTTTTCCCATATGTCAACATAGGGTTTTCTCTTTGGTTGAGTTTCTTTTGATTTGATTCTATTTAAGCCTACCGCGATGCCTCTGAAGAACCCCAAAAAGGAGGTAAAAAATGTAACCAAAGCGAGAAATGTCGCCACGATTGGTGACGCAATCAGCGCCAATATCCACACTCCAACAGTAAACATAGCAAATCTCATAGTAGGAGTATAACACAAATACCTTATAAAACAAGGGTTTTTTGAAAAATTTTGCATTTATGAATTAAAAATATTTTTAAATAGGGTAATCCATATCTCATTTTCCATTACTTCTTTTTTTACTATAGTTTTCTTTGTTGTTTTCTTGTTATATTCCTTATGTATTATACTGTATGTTTGTATATGTATGGGGGGTATGGGGGTTGGTCTATTTTCCTAGTGTTTATCTAGGTTGTAGGGGATTTGGGTTGGTCTATTTTGTGGGGTAAAAATCTATAAAAAGATGCTCTGAAATCGTCTTAAAAACATCAATGTATTTGGGTGTATTTTAGGGTATTTTTGGGGTACTTTTCCTATCAAAAATTAATAGTTGATAATATGTATCCATGAAAGCTGTGTCCCCTTTATTTTATATATCATAATTCATATTTAATATATCCAAACGAATCATTTATTCACAAATTCATTTGTAATTATCATTTTGGGGTGTAATATAAGATATATGCAACTACCGAAATCTTTAGATATTCTTGGGAGACAGGTTGAGGTCATCTATGAAGAGGGTCTTGAGGATTGGGGTGAATGCGATGCCGATTTATTAACAATTAAAATTAGGAAAGAAGCAACAACCAAAACCCCAGAATTCTTTTATCAAACACTTGTTCATGAAGTTACTCATATGATGTTTAGATTATCTGGTATTGCCTTTATGGAAAACAATGATGAGGAAGCTTATGTTAGGTGTGTCGAAGGATTAGTTATCCCTTGGGTATTGAAGCATCAATATTTACTTGCCGCGAAGTAAATCTTATTCTATGTCATTGAGAAGAGCAAACTCACCACAAATTTCTTTTGCTTTTTTATTATAAACTAATGCAGCTTCTATTTCACAATGGAAATAACCTAAATGTTTATTTTTGTTATTAATTCTTAATTGCACACGCCATTTTCTATGTCGTTTATCAAAGTGAACGCCTTTATATTTACTAGTACTATATTTGTGGCTTGATATGTTTCTACTGTTTTCATTTTTAGTTACCCATCTCAAATTAGAAACATGATTATTTAATGGATCACGATCAATATGATCTACCTGTGGTTTATTTTCGGGGTTTGAAATAAAATGGGTAGCTACAACTCTAGAAATAATAAAATATTTTGGTTTACTATTTTTACTTAAAATAACATATTTGTATCCATATTTATCAATTTGTTCTGATAAAAGTCTATTCCTCTTAACAGAAAACACATTCCCAAACGAAGAAATCTTATATAATCCCTCGTAGCCTTCAATATCTTTCCAAATTTCTTGTTCCATTATTTAGGACTTAAACTTTTGTAATTTATCTTGAGTCAATGCATAACCTTTTCCATGACCAAGATCAATTAGATTTTCTTCTTTTCTTAGGTTATCTTTATACTCCCAACCTACAATATTAACCTCATTACCCGAAACTATCGCTAGAATATAAACATCTACATCTGGATTATCTTTTGTAGTACAAAGTAATTTTCCTGTTTTGTAAGTAGTAGATTTAATATCGTACCGTTTATCCTTAATTACTCCATCTGCCGATCC